CCAGATCTGCATCCAGTCACCGTACTGGCGGTCAATACGAGAGCCGCCGATCTCGATCTCGACCTGCTTCAGCAGGCGGTGGCCGACGTAGTTGAGCCAGCGGAAGCGGGTGTTGGGCACCGTCAGGACAACCTGGGGCAGCGTCACCTGGATGTACGTGCGGTACATCAGGTCGGCGTTACGCGAGATCACCGCCGTGACACGGCGACCGAAGTCCGCCTGGCCGTTGAACGTCACCTCAATCGCCTCCATGGCGAAGTTGGTGTGGCGCTTGTAGAGAACCTTCCAGAAGGTAATCTGGGGGTTGCCCGAGATGTAGATATCCTGCGCACCATACGACACGAGCTGCATAAGTCCGCCTCCCATTTGTGTTTATGTTCCATATCAAGATTATTTTTTTCTCTCCGATCGTCGCGGCGGGTTTCCGCATTGGGGGTGCGTTTTGGACTTAGATAATTTTTTCTCTAACTAGATGGAAAGCATGGACCCCTTCCTCTTCCCGACCTCGAACGTTCTCATCAATACATTTCTTCGATCTATTGTCGTGATTGCGGTGATGATCCTTGGGCTCAAGACATCCTGGTATTCTGCTTACTGGGGTGCCGTGATCCACGATGCAATATCGCTGATTCTTGTAAAGTCTTATCCGATGACAGTATAATAAGATGGCAGCGACCAACCTTATCGCTCCCCTACCTAATTTTAATTTGGGGACCGATCAGATCTCGTGTATGACAACTCTGCCATGTGTCTACGGAAACCAGTCATACTACGATACACTCTATATTGGCACATCAAATGGTCATCTCTGGCGGTATTTTCGCGGAGGAAATACGCTTCAGTTGATCCCACTTGTCGGCTACACTCTGTCCGGAGAAATTACTGGCATCGCTGTTGATCCAAATGGAACGTACCTATTTGTCAGTGCACCGTATGACAATCATCTACTCCGAATTGCTACATCGCAGGTATTGACCACGTTGTCACCAACATCTGCATCAGTCTTTGCATCTGGATTCTCGAGTCCTCGTGGAATCATACAAGCATCGGATGGTAATTTTTACGTTCTATCTACACAGACAGGACTTATCGCACAGTTAAATTCGGCGGGAGTAACAGTAAGTCCATCGTGGGCAAGTGTGCTAAGTCCACGTCAAGTGTGCCAGGCATCTGATGGAAATCTATATATTGCATCTGGAAATGGAACAGTGTCACAGGTAACTCTAGGAGGACAAGTTATACAGCCTTGGGCTACGGTCGGTGGACCTTCCGATCAACTTGGAATTACGTTTGCAAATGATGGAAATCTATACGTGACAAACATATATGCAAACACGATTTCGAAAATAAGTTTGGCAGGTATAGTCACGTTAAACTGGGTAACGACGGGACTGAACGGTCCGGCCGGAATTTATCAGGCAAATGATGGATACCTCTATGTTACAAATGAGTTCGATTACACGATTACGAAGATTGGGCTTGATGGAACAGTCACACAAGGATGGGCTACAAATCTAGGAACTGGACTTCGTTATATTATTCAGGCGAGTGATGGAAATCTGTATACTACGGACATAAATGCGAACACGATTTCAAAGATAAGTTTAGCCGGTGTAGTCACTCTAAATTGGGCAGCGAGTGGAATGAACGGTCCATTCGGTATTTGCCAGGGATCAGATTCAAGCATCTATGTCACGAATATTTTTGGAAATTCGGTATCAAAAATTACGGTCAACAATTCAACTCCTATTGATGGAGATCTATACACCCTAGGAGATAATACGGGGGGTATAGCCGTTAATTCAGTCGGAACAGTCTATTTTGTGTCCGATAACGGAAAGGCATTATCGTTGTTTGGAAATTACGGTGTAGGTACAAACCGTGAATATCTCTTTAAGCAAGTACAATTTGGATCTGCCTTTCGAGGACTCGCAATGTCTCCAGATGATACTCGGCTGTTTATTGCCGATCCGTACACTGGAAACATCTACTCCTACGATTTCGGAAAATCGCTCACAACCCTGACTACTGTTAAATCGTTGGGACCTTATTCACAAGTCTACAGTGTAGCTGTAACAACGAATAATCTATTTTACAATGTGGTGGATACAGTCCACAGCAATAGTGGAGTTTACCAGTACAATTTTACCGAGGGTATATCCACATGTATAGCGGGTGCAGGAACATCTACAACTACCGACATTGCCGAGAACTACAAGATGTACAATCCATTCAATGTAACCGTTGATTTGGCAGGTGTTCTCTATACAGCAAGCCAGACAAGTTCAGGTGCAGCAATTGTCACTGGAATTACCTTCTACAACATTATTCGAAATCCCATTGCAGCTCCGGTTCCGTCCCCTCAGTTTCCTAACTGTGGTCTACCAGCTCCGGGGAACTGTAAGAAGGTTGTGATTCCCTACAATCCCACAACCTACTGGGGGTTTCTTCCTCCGAATCGAATTGTCTCTAAACGCCCGGCGCTCTATGGTGCAAATTCACTAGCAAATTGTGACAATACCTTTTACCAACTGTGTCCAACAATTCCTCCCTCGAGAGTTCAGATTGTAGCGGGTCCTCCTCCTGCCAAAGTTCTTCTTCCGAATCTTGCGTCTGAAACATCAACTATTCAGTACACGACTCGATTTGTGGCAGGCGGGTACCGAACGAATATAGGCTACAACACTTCATCACCGGCAGTTAATACGATTATTATCCCGCAATCTGGTCAATCAATTATTCCGCTGACATTTGGTCCATTGAGTGAAGTATATGTGACAACTCGGTCAGGTGTTCTTTACCAGTTCACAACCGCACAGGGGACACAGTATCCTTTGTCTGGACTGTTTTATTCATGTGGAACAAGCATTACATATCCGCCCAGTGTATCGCCTACAGGGTACGTAGCCCTGATTCCTGATAATAACATTCTCACAATCCTGAACACCAATTTTCAACCAGTGACTGCCTTCCAGTTGGGATTTCTAGCTACAGGATCACCGGTATGTTATTCTGGAGCAGGTGGAACAACGACTGTAATTGCAGCGTATGGATCAACCATGAGTTCGTTCAGTCCTGGTGGGTCGATTAATTGGTCTGCGAGTGCTCCGTCTGGAGATGCGTTTTCCACTGCACCGATCACCGACGGATTGAACGTGTATGGCGGAACCCAGAATGGAAACTTGGTTGGTTACGCGATTACTGATGGTACTCTCTTATGGATTGCGAAGAATAGTGCTGGAACCCCCGTTGCTACTACCCCTACACTGTTTAACAATACTCGGTTGACCTACGGTTCTGGAAACTTAATTTATTCAGTCGATACTGTCCGTACGCGCGCAGCAGATTATACAATTACTCTTTCTGGAATTGGACAGATTGTGTCAAGCCCTATCTTGAAAACTATCTCGGGATCTACCTGGATGTACTTTGTGACAACGTGTGGGCAGCTGTATGGATGCACAGGATTTGATCGTATACCAAATCCAGTTGTTGGACAGAACGCAAATTTGTCAGGATGGGTATCCGCCGAAACAAATATACTTTCAACATCGACTCCTCTTATCGATTCGTCTGGATCTGTGTATGTATCGACAAGGAACTCCTCTATTAATCTATATCCTGCATATTGGCAGGGGACACAGCTCTTGAGATCTCAATCAGTAAATACGGGAGGCATATCAGTCTCGGGAACTCAATTCAATGTATCTATTGGAACAATAAATGTTCCGACCTTTTCAACATCTCCTATGATTAGCCGACAGAACAGGGTGTACGCTCTCTCCTATTCCAATACGAACAATACAAGCTATCTGTACACTGTTAACTAACGAAATGAAAAAACTAGATCCTACTTCTTATTAGGCGGGAGCACTCATCATGCGAGGAGAGATGTGCATTGCCTCCAATTCCTGAAGCCACAACTTAACGGCATACGGAATGGTCTTATCTTCCAGTCCTGCCTTGGCACCACACGACCGACACTCATAGAGATGATCCTTCTCATTGATTGTCGAGAGCGAGCCACACTGTATGCACACACCCGTCGTGAACGGATCACTGACATCCATCAGGCGCTCCTTCGTGAAGACCGAAGCACCGTGAGAGATGAAGCAGTCGCGCTCCATCTCACCGACACGCAGACCACCATCACGCGCCCTACCCTCGCAGGGCTGACGAGTGAGCGAGACAATCGGACCGCGACCACGAGAATGCTTCTTGTCAATTACCATGTGCTTCAGCCTCTGGTAATGCGTCGTACCCATGAAGATCTCCACCTCCATCATCTCGCCCGTCTGTCCGTTGTACATGATCTCGTTGCCGTACGGATGCATTCCGAGATTTGACATGTGATCGCGCAGATCATCGATCCCGAGATGGGAGTAGGGCGTACCATCACCCAAGGTTCCGCGCTGAACACCGATACGGCTGTACATCGTCTCCAGCAGCTGCGCAATCGTCATGCGCGACGGAATGGCGTGAGGGTTCATAATGATGTCGGGACGCAGACCGCTCGCAGTGAACGGCATATCGCACTCATCAAGAATCATTCCGCAAGTACCCTTCTGACCAGCACGAGACGCGAACTTGTCGCCAATCTGGGGAATGCGCTCAGACACCACGCGTACCTTCACGAACGGGTAGCCATCTGAGTTCTTGTCCTGCCACACACCGTCAATACGCGCAGGCTCAGAATTCTTGTGCGTGGTCGAGAGATCGCGGTACAAGTATCCGTGGGGATCTGACCGCAGATTCACCACCTTGCCAATGACTACATCGTTCTCTTGGACAATCGCATTCTTGATGGGAATACCGTTCTCCTGAATAGCAGAGTAGGACGTATTCTTGAACGCCTTGGTATTTTCATGCCGAGGCTTAGAGAAACGCTCCTCGCGACCGCTTGCCACATTGCGGTGCTCCTCATCCTTGTAGACCGTGTAGTAGAACCCGCGCATGAACCCGCGATTCAGCGAGCCGCGATTCAGGATGACGGAGTCCTCCTGATTGTAGCCTGAATAACAGGCGATAGCCACGATGGCATTGCACCCGCCCGGCATCTTCTGCATGTTCAGAATGGACATGATCTGCGTCTCCACGATCGGGCGCTGGGGAGAGGCAAGGAGGTAGGCGTTCTTGTCGAGACGCCGATGGTAGTTCGAGGCGTACAGCGTCATTGCCTGCTTCGCCATCGCAGACTGGTAGGCATTACGAGGGGACTGATTGTGATTCGACAACGGGATCACTGCTGCCATGTGACCAAGAATCATGTGTGGATGAATCTCGCAGTGCGTATGGTTCGTAATCTCGTTCGGGAACATTGCAACAAGAACAACCTCGGACTCGTTGGCGTCAATGTATTCGATGCACGAGAGAACCCAGTCGTTCCAGTTATCCGAGGCTGGAGGAGACAGAAGCTTACCGTTCTCGACACGGAAGACTGGCCGTACCAAGCGACCAGCATCGGTCTCAATGAGAATACGGTTGAGAACAATGTTCCAGGCTACGGAAATGTGAGGGTGGATACGTGCCGTATGCTTCGCATTTTTGAGACGGCGGTGAACTTCAGCAGGTTCCTTGGTATACGCAACAATTACACCGTTAATGAGAATGGCAACAGGACCCTCGGACCAGATATCAGAAATCCAATGAATGTGGGGAATCTCCTTAAGATACTCGAGAACCACAAAGGACGGGACATGAGACGAGATTGTCGACATCAGGCTCATCGTCTTCACGATACCGACGGAATGACCCTCCGGAGTCTCGACAGGGCACACAAACCCCCACGACGATCCGTTGAGCTTGCGAGGAGCCAGCAGCTTACCCGACTTCTCAACGGGCGTTTGGATACGGCGGATATGCGAGAGCGTCGCGTTGTATGACAGCCGATTCAGAACCTGTGAGACACCCGACTTGGTGGCATTGGATAGCGAGGTGGAGTTGGAGGTTCCAAGCCCCTGGACCGTGAAATTTCCGGTCGCCAGAGCCTGCTTCAGCTTACCCTCGATCGACGACACCTTGAGAATCTTGTAGAGATTCGATAGAACCAGAACGTCAAGCGGCTTGCCAGATCGCTTCCAGTTATCGTTATTGATCTCGTGGACGAACTTGGACCGAATATCCTTGCACACCTTCTGGAACAGCTGACGGAAGAGATGGGTCAGGAGCGCACCCGTGGTGACGACGCGCTTGTTCGGGTAGGCGTCGCGATCGTCGGCGGGGATACGACCCGCAGCCGTATTCAGCAGCTTCTTGACCATCGAGACCATAATCTTGATTTTGCGAGCAATCAGAATCTTGGGCTCAAGAGTCTCACCGGCAAGAGTCACATGGGGAAGGAACTCTGTCTGAAGAAGTGCACGAACATGCCCCGTCTTGTCCTCAATAGCAGGAGGGTACTGGAGATGATGGGAAAGATACTCGATTGCATCCTTTTCCGTGAAGACACCGATATCTGCACACTCCTTAAACGAGGCTGCGAGGTAATCCGTCGAGTCCACATTGAGCAGCTTGTAGACATCACGGTCCTTCTCCACCCCGAGACAGCGGAAGAAGACCATCAGCGGAATGTCCTCACGGAAGCGAGGGATACACACGCTCAAGGGGTATCCGAGACCATTGAACTTGGAGGATACACGGATCTCAAGCTTCTTGGGAGGCAGGGTAAAGCTCTCGTGAAGCGACTTCATCTCGACGGAATGGGTATGCTTCGTCGTCGCCTTCTTGTTCAGGAAGACCATGATACGGTTATCCGCCACCTTCTCCTGCGAAAGGATCGTGCGCTCACCACCGTGAATGATGAAGTACCCAAACGGATCCTGGGGACACTCGCCCAGTTCCTCCAGAGACATCGGGTAATCCTTGAGAACGCAGAGCGATGAGCCGAGCATGACGGGAATCTTGCCCATGGAAATGCCCTCGAACGTCTTGGACTCCTCCTTGAACTCGGTGAGCCCAGGACCGGTGTATGAACGGACCTTGAGCTTGATATCAACAAACATCTGTGCGGCATAGGTGAAGTTGCGGATACGCGCCTCGTACGGAAGCATCTGCTTCAGCCGACCGGTAGCTTCCTGGATGCGCGGCTTCATGTACGAGACATTGTCAAAGGATAGGCGAAACTCGTACTTGTACTTCTTGGTCGCCTCGTCTTGATCATGCCAAACGACAATTGGAGGAGTCGAGCGAAGGATGAGTGGAAGCTTGTTGTTCAGGAAATCCTCAAAGGGTTCAATTTGAGATTCCGAGAAACGCGAAACACCATTCTTAAAGTATGCCTTGACAGCCTCCATCTTGTGTCGTATTCTTACACCTCCCTCTTCGCCGTAAGTTTTTATCCGTTTTTAGTAAGTATGCCTGGTGCGGATGTCAGCACAAAGTACACAATCATAAAGGAAGGATCAGACCCTGCCTTTAATGGTCAGAATCCGCAGACGCGGTCGTACACAATCACGAACCCTGTGCCCCCGGAGGGAATGCCAAGTGGACCAGGTGTAGGCGGAGCACGTCGTCGCCGCAAGGTTGCACGCACCTTTCCCCGTGGTATTCTTCGTAAGACAACAAAGATCCATCCGTCCGGAAATCCTTCGAAGGCTCCTCCTACTCGTAAGCGCTCGATTCGTTTAATGACCGAGCATGGAATTGACAAGGCACGTAAGACGGCGCGTGCTCGTGCTCAGCGCACAGATATTGCGACAATTCGTCGTAAGTTAGTCGAGAAGAAGATTATTGGAGGAGAGAAGGACAAGAACATTCCTCCTGCGGTTCTTCGTACGCTGTACATTGACTCGGTCGGGGCTGGACTTCTTTCTTGATGATGCTATATAATGACAAAGGGTTGGGGACCGCTCGGTTGGGCAACCCTTCACTCAATCGCTGCTTTATACCCTGATTCTCCGTCAGAGAATGAAAAACAACTCTTGTCTCGCTGGATGATTTCATTCAATGAGACAATCTTGTGTCCAAGCTGTTTAAAACATTTTCATGAGATGTTGGTCGAATACACCTACAAATATCCGAACTGGATGAGTTCTCGCAGAACGGTTGTTGAGTTTGTGTTTCGGGCTCATAATACTGTAAATCTTCGTTTGAATAAGAAGGTCTATACATTTGACGAGGCGATTGCAGAGCTCAGCACCTTTTTACCGGAAGGTCAGGCAACTGCACGTCGTCGAGAGTATCTTGTCTATATTCGCGCAGACTGGATACGGAATATGACCTTGAGTGGTATATCAGTTGTCCCTAAACTGAAAGAACTCAATAGCGTTGAAAGTGATTATTGGGGGGTGCGCAATCTTTCATGGTCGGATCTCCTGCAGTTTTCAGATATCAATATGACACCGCTTCACAACCGAACAAGTACGATCACTGGCAGTCCAATGATTCCCAAAATGTCATCAACCTATTCCAGACCATTCCGTCTCGTATCAAAGCTGCCAAAGTATAGTGGTCAATCTCCCGATTCTTCCTCTCTTCCTCCCGCAGATACTACACCCCCACCCCTACCGATTGTAGCGGACCAGACATCGCAGGGTATACCCATTATAACTGCCCCTAAAGTGAGAATGCCAGTCGGAGGATTTTCCCTCAAGAACATTGGAAAAATTGGACCTCTGTCAAGCCTTCGGTAGGAAGGGAAATCCGGGGCTCGCATTCCCACTGATGTCTGCGCATCCACGGAAGACGAGTATCCGTCTCTTCATTGTACAGTTCATCTGGAAACATCACTCTCTTCTTTGCTTGACGAAGAGATGTGCTCGGAAGAATGAACTGCAGCTGTTTCGTGATTGTAAATACCGGCTCTTTTGCCGATTCCCAAGTCATTGGAATTTCTTCGTACCGAATCAGCTGTTGGACGAGAGGGGCTTCGGCGTACGGATAGACCCAATTCCAGTCGAGACATTCGTTCTGGGTGAAATAGTGAAGGGTCCAATGAAATGTAGTCCAGTAGGCATGGACCAAATACTGAACATTCTTCAGCCCATCGAGAAGATGAAGAGTATACCTCTCCTCGAAGTGCTTACCGTCTGTTGACAGAATACATCGTTCAGCAGGGTTCTCACGAGCCCGTACCTTATCCTGGTAAACCTGCATCTCCTTCAATTGAGCCGTTCGAAAGAAGGCTTGACGCCCTTTGATTGTCAGAAGATCGGGGGATCCCGCCTGGCGATAACATTCAATGGCACGTTCGTGACCGCCTTCACGAAGCGAAAACATACCGAGAGCAGGCATGAAATCGTTGCCGAAACAGAGGACGCAGAGTGCTACGTACTGAGTTGAGGGGATGGGGAGAACTGTTGCAAGAGTTTGAATAGATAGGAGAGAGTACCCATCAGATACTTTTCCTCCAAATGCCTGATTTTCGCGTAGAAGTTTTATATTATTGCCATAGCTGAGCCCAAGTAGAATAAGATCTGCATCAAGGCCATAGATGTATACATCGCCGGTAAAGGGTAGTACTGTTTTCAACCAGTTAAAGATTTTATGTTCACCTTCGCCAGGAATGTCTGTAGATGAAAGAACTGCAGTGGGGAATTTTGATCGTATAGCCTGTTCGAGTTCTTTCATGTATGGCGTTCCAGGAGAAATCTGATTCCGATCAAAGATTGGTGTTTGACTGTCTGAAATACGGAATCGACGGTACCGCTGTTGTACAATCTTTCCGTAAGGAACCAAACCGTCCATCGCAATATAAAGAGTGGTTGTTGGTTCACACGTCTCGCTTACAAACACTGAAAGCGCCTGTATCACACTTTCAATTGGCGATTCGTCGTTCATAGCTGTATGAATAAATGCATTAAAGTCCATACATAAAATTGCAGGAGCAAGCTTCGTTCTGACTCGTGTAACTATAGTTTTATGTGCTTTAATTAGGCTGATAAAGTAGAACGGAATGCCCATCTTATTGGTAATAGTGAGTTACCGTTAAAATGTGAATTAAAATATCTAATAGATAGTTATACATCAATGAGTTATTCCTTGGTCTGAAAAGCGTAGGAATGCTGCTATAGGCAAAAGGCATAGTCAAGAAACAAAAGAAAAAATTAGAAATGCAATGATTGGACATAACGTAACCGAAGAAACACGGAATAGAATACGAAACTCTAAAATTAATAAGATATAATTTCCCCTATAACATAAAATGGCGAAACAGTTAGGTGGGGCATTCACTGATCTACTTCAGGCAAACTGGATGTGGATTGTGGCCGGACTTGTTGGAGTCCTTGCGGTCTACCTCCTTGTCCGTACACAGCCAGTTCCTAAAGTGAAGGAGAA